ACAGCCCACGTAGGACCTTGAATGGCTATCGCTGTTGTCATTCATTTGCTTTCATAAATAGCACCCAATGAGTACCCATTCTTTTGCCCGAAGGATGTCCCAGAACTGGTTTGTGCGGGGGGGGGGGCAAGGGCAAGTATCTCTTTCAATGGGATAGATACTTCATTCCACTTGAAAATCAATGTGCCATTGGTTTTTAATACTCGAAAGCACTCAGCAAATCCTTGAGTAAGGTCTTGCCGCCATGTCTGGCTGTCAAGAACGCCATACTTTTTACGCATCCAAGATTTTTCGCTAAGCCTTAGCATGTGAGGTGGGTCAAATACTACGCATTGAAATGATTTATCTGGATAAGGAATGTTCCTAAAGTCCATTACTTGATCTGGTTTAATCTTAATAGTCTGGCCATTGGTGAGTAAATGAGTTTCATCTTCACGAATGTCGCCAAATACCACTCTTTCATCTTTTTTGTTAAAATAAAAAGAACGCATCGAAGATGCAGGATCAAGGATAAGTTTTGTCATGAGGCTAACCGATCCATGAACCAGTTGGAGCCAAGCTCCAAGTACGTGTCGTTGACATCCTTGTTATCTTCCAAGTGGACAACAGTTGCCTTATCAAGATCGTCCTTGATTCTCTTGGCTAGTTCTTGTCCTGGGTTTCGTCCGTCTTCTTTGACGTCGTTGTCCGCAAAGATAAGTATTCTTTTATACGATTCAAAAAGTTTTGGGAACCAAGGCTTCCATTGGCTGACGCCAGCAACGCCAACAGCGGGAATACCAACAACGCCACTAAGAATAATCGTGTCAATTTCCCCTTCGCAGATCGCGATGGTGTCTGATTGCAAGTGCAAGTCGGTGACATTGAATAGTCCTATCTTCTGACCTGTCGGCCAAAGGTACTTGGGTGTGCCATTATCCAGACGACGGAACTTAATACCAACAATGCCAGCAGGAGTACGGTAGGGAATAGAGAGCATGCCTGTCGCCATCTCATGTCCGCTACTAGGCTCCGCGACGCTTCCAAGCAGGTACAAATCCGCTACTTCCTGACTTATGCCGCGTTCCTGTAGGTAGGAGAGAGTCGCCTCGTTTCGATGTTCGCAGTACCTTGTGGCTGCTTCCGTTAGCAAGTTTCTCTGCTCTGCGTTTAACATCTACAAATCCTTTCAAATCCTCTTTGGCTTTTACCAACTCATACACATCACCTAGCACGTTACATACTAAACAATTGTACATCTGTAGGTCTAAATTGTAGGCAGCTGATGCGTGGCTATCCTCATGGATAACACACTTACAAGCAACCCAACCGTACCTTGGTGATACTGCACAGCCGTAGGCTTCTAGTACTGCCCCGATGTCTGGCTTATTCTGTGACAACTTTTGTCCACTGCTCAAGGGTTTGCACCACCCAAGCGTCTTCTATCCCTGATTGTCTGCGTTTAATAATTACATAAGCAGGTGGAACCTGCTCAAGGTTGCGAGCCTTTGCATAGTTCTCTGCTTCAACACAAGCCTCACGCCAGAACTGTGGCAGATCAAGTTTAACTGTTGCCTTCAATTCAAAAACGTAAGGCTTGCCCGCAACGATGATGGCAATATCTCCCTCATCGTTCTTCCCCGCACGGGCAAGCCTGTCCGTTATCGCTTGAGGTAGCCGTCCCCGCAGCCACTTCAAGACATCTGTTTCAAACTTGGAGCCGCGAGCCTTTGCTGCTGCTTGCTTACTGGCCATCAACCAACCCCAACATCTCTGCTAGATCAAGCGCATCCATGCGCTCTAGTAATTGTAGCGCATTTGCTTTTTCTTGCTTCGTATTTTCACTGGGCATTTGTTCTACGTGAGTCTTAACTAATCTTGTATCGTCATTGTTTAATCTCATCAGTTGTACTCCCATGTGTTAAATGAATAGCTGGTCTGGCGATGGGAATAGATGTTCATTCTGGAAGCATCGCTCCATAGTGATACATACTTAGCGCCATTGGGTGAGTGCTGGGCAAACCTGTTCTTTACTGCGGCAACTCTAAACTCTCCTGTGTGCTGCACTAATGCAACGGTCAAGATCATCTCAGGTAATTGCGAAATTTTACCTTGAATTGCTTTACGACTTGGCGGCATGTCGGGTTGCCCCTCTGCCTCTGACGTGTGGTGCAGTAGGAATACTGCTGCGTCAGTCTCACGTGCGATGTGGTGCATTGCCTTAGCAATCTCGCGTAGCCCTGTCCATTCATTTTCGTGCATAGATACTACGTTCATAGCGTTATCTACAATGAGTAAGTGGGGATACTCGCCAAAGGCTTCGGCATAGGCTCTGATAGATAAATCAATCTCATCAAGAGTGGGTGATGGAGCAAAGTCAAAGCGTAGGTGGGAAATACTTTCCAACTCTGACTGGTAAAACTCCATTCCTATTTCAGTTACAAAGGCTTCTTCAACAGCTGAAACTTGAGAACCTGTAACCATTGCCGCAGCACGTATCGCCGTCGTGTAAGCATCGGTATCTGCGCTGATGTACAGCGTAGGTACCTTCATGTTAACAGCCATGTACAGACCGAGCAACGACTTACCAGCATTAGGTGCGCCAGCAATCATCGTTAGTTGCCCCCGCCGAAACCTAATCCCATCACTTTGCAATGATGGGAATAGGTCTGGCAGAAGTGCATGCTCGTTAGCAGATTTGGCTGCTGCTTGAGACAGCGATAGCATCTATTATCGCAGGAACTTAGGCTCGCATTGATCTGCCGTACCTTGTGGTGTTGGGCAGAAGTAACCCTTCCAAGACTTAGGCGCTCCAGGCTTTGACTGACGGAATGTCATCTCACCATGCTTGCATGTGTATGCGTTGCCATTGGCTGTCACTGCCACTGGCTCTGGTGAATTGAAAGCTGCTGCAACTGATGCAACGCTTGGTGTTGGTTGTCCGCCAAGATCGTTAGCAGTTGACTTGATAAGTGCTGCAACCATAGAGATGTCTGCAAGACTTGTCTCAAGTTCCTTCACGTTATCTGCATAGATGTTGATTAGTGTGCCATCAGCCAACTTGTAGTTGATCTGTAGCTTTGTGCTTGGTAGTGCGCTCATTTGCTTTCCTTTTCTTTTATGTTTGCTAGTGGGTCGTAGAGTTGAGATAGTTGTCCACCTACTGCATAACAGTAGTCCTTCACGCCGCAAGTGCGGCATGACATACCGATATTTGGTAAAAAAATTTCTGCCTGTAATCCTCTTTCAAACTGAGCAAACATCTCCGTAAGGAGAGGATAGGTCCAGCGTTCCATGCCTGCCGTTGGTTCTAGTGTAGCTGTTCGTGCATTGTAGTAGGCACCATAGGGTACCTTCACTCCAAAAGTCTGCTCGATACATACTGCGTAAGTACCCAACTGCATAGATGATTCAGGTGTACTGGCTCCAGTCTTTAGATCCACAACTGTGAGTGAGCCATCTTTATTTTCAAACACTAGGTCAATGTAACCCTTGATAAGTACTTCACCAAAGGTGACGTTAACTCCAAGTTCTATAGCTGGGATACCTTGTGGTGTAGTCCAAACTTTCCACTTGTTAGCCTTGTATGAGGTGACAAAATCATCCAGCATCCTCTTGCCGTTTTCATCCCACCAAGTTTTGTCTTCCTTGTCTGGGCTGGCTTTGGTGGCTCTGCCACCCTTGCGCCAGTCAACAGGATTAGAGTTGGACTTAGCCTCAACTTCTGCAATCTGTTCTAAGAAAGCAGCATCCCAAATTTTTTGTGCATCAATTGTCAAGTTCGCCCATCACAATCTTTTGCGCTTTGCGAAGTCCAGACTTTACTGCTTCGTCTTCTTCTTCGTCAATTGCAAGATCAATCTTCTTAGATAGCGCCTGTCGCATAACCATCTCTGCTTGCACAAATGCTGTGCGAAAAGCATCCTCACTAGCTACGCCTTTAGCCCTGCGTTGTGCGCGATTCATAATTCCTTTCTGCTTTCCTCATAGACAAAGTTATGGCAATCACGTCTTCTAATTCACTATCGCCTGGTGAAAATTTATTACGAAGTAAATAAGCGGCATGAAATTTGCCTGATTCAATGTGCCTTTTCAAAAGACTAATAAGACCGTTTTCATTAGTGCCGCTAATTCTCATTCCACAATTACAAGTTAATTGAAATGCTGGCGGGCTATCAATGTACATTACTGACCCTCTGCAACAAACTCATCAATCTCTTCATCTGTCATTGCCACAAGATCCATTTCTTCGGCCCAAACAGGAACGTCTCTTGTAATACGGTCGTTGATTGCGCTTATTTTGCTTTCAATCTCTTCTGCAATTTCTAGTAATCGATCTGCCAATTTTTCTGCTTCGCGCCATGCGATTAGTTCTTCTCTAGTTGGTTTTGTTATTACGTCCATTAGTTTTATTTCCATTCTGGTAGAGGTGCGGTTGCTGTACTGGTACATAATACACAGATCATGTCCAGAAAGTACATTCCAATCTCGCCGTCCTCATCAAACTTCACTTTCACATGCCATGTATCTGACCCGCATGGACATACACGCATTGGTCCAAGGCTGCTGTAGTCAGCCTTCTGCCCATGTAGTAACCGTAGACTGGCTATCTTCTTAACCTTCTTGGGTACCATCGTTTAACTCTGCACGTAAGTAATTCTCTACTGCCTTGTGAAAGGCTGAGCCACCCACGAACCACCATGCTGGCTCGGATGGTGCTTGCAGTTGGCGTTCTAATTGCCACGACTTACCGCATCTGACCCACGATGAAAAGCTACTGAATGAGCGATGTCCTACTGTTGTTTGGTTCATGTGGCGAGTGTAGCACCCGTTGGCATCACTTCCCAATTTGACAAGATTTTGCAAGTGGTGTGTATAATACGAGCGAAGCGAGTGCGATACGGGAGAGCCATAGGCTCTCGGATTATAAGGGGCGCGGCGCTAATGATAGCGCCCTAACTAGGAAAACAAAAAACAAAAAAACCCCGCCAGTTAAGGCGGGGTTTAGTTGTGTTATTAAATTATTTTGTAACTGGATTTGCTACTGGGAAATTGTCCTTTGGATTTACCCAGCGAAGTACAACTGGGACAACGCTGGCAAGGCCAGCATGAACTAGGTACTTAGGTTCGGTAAAGCCAGACATGTAAGAGGCTAGGACTGCGGCAACAAATGCCCGCACCCATGTGCCACAGATTGTCTGTACTTGCTTCATGTCAATGTTCATTACTTACTCCAATTGGGTCGTACTACGGTTCTTACGGTTGTAAGAGCGCGGTGTTTCAATGTAACAACATCGCCGTTGCTCTGGCTTCCCATGTTATCACCAGCGGTGTTACCTTCAATTGTATCAAGTAAATGGGTATTTGGGTTGATTGGGCCAATGGCTATGCCCACATGGACAGGCTTACCAGCTTTGGCAAAGTCGAATAGAACGATGTCACCAGCCTGAACCTGTACTGTAGGTATAACCAGCTTGTTCTTCTTGGCCCACGCCTCAAAGACTTCCACTCCAGCAAAGCCTTTGGCTGTGGATGCAGCGATCAATTGGGAGCAACCAGCCTGTGCAAAGCACCACGAAACGAACATGGCGCACCAAGGTTGGTGGTTCATGCCATACCAAGAGCCAAACTTGGTATCGTTATTGACACCTTCCTTGAAGTTAAGCTGACTTTTTGCGGCTGCTACTACTGCTTCTACGTACTGGTTCGGAGACGTGCTGCTCGAATTTACCTTCGAGTCGGGCAAGGTCTTTGGAGATTTCATGGACAGCTTCTCGGATATCTTCGACAGCATCTTTAACACTTCCCCCGCCATTACGGCTTAGTTCTGCTAGTTGTGGTTTGATTTCTTGTAAGTGTTGATCGAATAGCGTATGAACGCCATGCTTAAATACATACCAAAGGCCAGTACCTACAGTAGCGGCAACAAAGAAGTAACCATAAATAGTGCTTGCCCAGTCGGCAGTAGTCATAGCGGTATTCCCTAACGTGTTAGACGGTTCTAAATGTGACGTAGATCAAGCCACCGAAGCCTGAGAAACGGCGCTCTGGTGGGGTAGTGCGGACGAACTGGAGTGATTCAATTACGCCTTGAACCGTCTCACCTGATGTAAAGTCTTGATAAACAATGACATCGCCTTGTGCTTCTGTGTCTTCTAAGACTTGAAGGCGCGAGATAGCGCGACCTTCATAGCCAGTAACCATGTTGTATCTGTCACCTTCAAAGTCAAAGTTCAAGACTGGGACTGTGTAGGAGCGATTGCGCTTAACTGCTGGCAGAGCCTTGAGTTGGTAGCCATTGAATGTACTTGCAACAAGTGGGCTACCTGTCTGAGGGTAGAGAGTAAAGCGAAAAGCAACAGACTCAGCTGGTGCAATCAAACCTGTGGTG